ACTTGTCCATGTAAGTAGTTTACTATACAACTGGTCTGCCTTCTTCTCTAATGATTTAACGTCATCGTCATTTGTAATCTCTACAAAATCTTTCTTGAACATTGCTCTGAATTTATTTGCATTCTTTTGTGAGGCGTCCCAATCACCTTTTACAATTTCAGGTGGTAGTTTTCTTGCTCTCTTATCATTTCTTGCTTGTGCATTTTCTAAAGAAGTATTTACGAATACCATTTTATAATCGTATCCTAGTTTATCTAACATTTTTTTATAGTTTGAAATCTTAGTAGACTTAGCAGCTGTGGTATCAAATATAAGTCCTAGTCTTCCGTCTATGTAATTATCTAGATTCATACCTGTAATCTTCTTTGCTTTCGCACGTACAGGGTCAACCTTAGAAAAGTCTGCACCTCTTAAGTCTAGTCCTAAACCCGCTTTCTTTAATCCTACTTCAAATGCTTTATCCGTATTTACAAGTTTAAGACCTAATGGTTTTAAAGATAATCTATCTACAACTGTAGATTTACCACTGCCTGGCCCACCCATGAGGAATACTGCTTTGAATATTCCTTGGTCATAAACACCTTCCATAATTAAATCTTCTCTGATATACCAAGGTATGTGTTCTTCTTTGATACCCATACCAACTCTAACGTCTTTGTATAAAGACTGTGCCATTCTTTTGTTTTTACTTGGAACACCGTCTTGGAATGATTCAAAGTCTCCGTCACTTGCAAGTGCTCTCATTTTACTTGCACTCATTCCTGATACGTCATCTGCGTCAGGGTCACGTTCACCAGCAGATATAATATCGATTGAATTAAATTTATAGAAACCGTGTCTTCCTTTCTGTCCGTTATACTTTTTGATAAGCATATCAAACTCTTTGACTCTGTCTGAACCTACAACCATACGTACATTTGTATATCCTTTGTTGTGTAGGTCTACTACTATCTCAAAGATAGTTCTCGCAGGTGTATTAATAACACCAATCTTTGGAAAGAACTTTTTGAGATAAGTAATCTTTTGTTTATAACTAAGTGGATTCTTTTTAGGGTCACTTGAATGTGAAGTATAAATTAAAGGCACATAACCACCTTTAGAAGATTGTTCCAACTTCTTAACTAGTTTTGCGTGACCAGTGGTGGGTGGATTGAATCTACCAAATGTAAATGTAGCACCTTTTTCTTTTGCTTCGTTGAATGACCTAAATGTTTTCATTATGCATTCCTCACGTTACCAATAGCGTCTGTATATGCGAGTGTCATTGGTAATAGTTTATTGATAGGTAAATCAATCTCTAAAGCAGTTACTTTAATGCCTGGGTCTACAAGAACTGCTGACAAAAATCTATGGTGACCATCTATGATTCTGTTATCAGATGATATCACGTAAAAATTATTCTTTGATTTTGAAAAATCCATTGTCCCTTTAGCACCAAATTGTGCCACATTTTTGATTGACTTATCAAAATATATTTGTTTTTGAATTGGTTTTAGTTGTCCTACTGCAATTGTTTTCAGTTTAACATTTACTTTGTCATCATCTTTATCACCGTCATTCTTTGCGAGACCACCAGTTACCCATTCTTTACCTTTCTGAGTATCTAACCCCTGTGGAAATGGGTCATCAGGAACTTCGTTCTTTGCAAAGGGTTTTGAAATATCAATTGCACCTGCTTTTAATCTTTTTTGTAAAAGTCTGATATCTTTATTATCAATAACAGGCATGTCTTTTCTTTTTGCATAACCACCTTTTGCAAGTCTTTGAGCAATCTTATAGTTAGCGTCAAAGTTTGGCACTTCTTCTTCGAGTGTTCTACCATTAGACTTGAATAACTTTTCAGCATATTCTTTTGCAATGTTGACTTTCGTATTTGCTATTTCAAGTTTACCAGCAGAGGCACCACCACCTTCCATGAAATATCTAATGTCTTCTATCAGTCTTTTCATTTCATTTTATCTCTTTCTTTATCTACCAAGTCATTCATGATATCCATGTTTTGGTCACCAGTTTTAGAAGTATCATACTCATATGCTTTTTCAGGGTCACCGATTACCCAATCGTCATCTTTGAATTTGATATCAGTTTGTGCTGGATACTTTGGTAGTGCGAACTCTTCATTTACTCCTTGAAGTTTCTTCTTGATTTTTGCCTTTTCTTTTGCGATTACGTCTTTACGTATCTTCATAGCAATCTTCTTAATTGCTTTTTGTTTCTTTGCCATTTGTTTTTCAAGGGCTGCTTTTGCACCAACGGGTAAATCTTTTTTGGATTTACCTTTAAGAATTTTCTTTTCAATTGCTTTACGTGCCTGCAATTCTGCTTTCTTTTCTATCTGACCTTTCTGTAGTTGAGGTTTCTTGGCAGCTTTCTTTCTTGCTCTTAGTATCTTTGCTTTGTTCTTTCTGAATGCTTGTTTCATTTTAAGTCTAGTTTTCATAGACATTACTTCACCTAAGAAATACTCAAAGTCATATTTGACATCGTCATCTACTGGTGCGTTTGCTCTCCACTGCCAGCATGACCAATAGTTTGCTTTCCATTTTGGGCCAGGGTCTGTATCACAATTCATTCTAGCACGATATGCTTTTAGTCTTTTAGGGTCGTCACGTTTAATTTCCATATTAGGGTCACCAAACTCAACCTTAACGACATTACCTTTATCGTTCTTAACATAGACCTTGAACTTCTTTTTACTACCACTAGGATTTCTTATAGGGTCATTTAGTTTGACCTTCTTACCTTGGTATTCTGCGTCTTCTATTATTAAATCGTCATACATACTTCTATTTATCCCAATTCTTCTGTGCAGTGAAGTTATTATAGGCAAATTCCATACGGTCTACCAGTTTAACAGCACCACCTTCTTTGTCGATTGCTACGTAACCTTCGGGATTAACTACCTCAAATCCCTTATCAGTTTTCTTGAATGTCCCTATACCCTTAACTCTGTTAAGTGCATTGATAATTAACATTTTACCTTCCACTAAATTCGCTTGGAATGTGGTCAAATTGTCAATCATTTTTCTTAGTCCATTTAGTTCTTTAACTAAATCCTGACCAATTTCTCTTTTGATTTCTTTTGTCTTTTCTTGTTTTACTTTTGCAACTATCTTTTCGTCCCAGTATTTACCAACATAGTTTATATACTCCTGAGAGTTAGGTTTAAATTTACCTGAACGTATAAGTGAATTAGTATATGTTTTATATGTCGCACCAGCAGCTCCCTTTGCATTCATAGTATCCATAACTTTTTGAAACTTAACTAAGTCCCCCTTCTTGATTCCATGAAATGCTTTACCTGTTGCCTGTAAAACTTTGGATAACTGCATTGCTTCTTTAGCAGTCATTGAACCTGTACCACTAACGTCTTTGTATGTTGCGTCATCTATCCAAACGTCACCCTGTTTTAGACCACTTATGTTTGCACCAAACTTAGCACCCAATCCTTCTATGGTAGAACCACTGTATGTGGTATGGAATACTATACCCATTTTTGATTTCTTAATCCTTTGACCTAAGTCTGAATCTTCTTTGACTGCGTATAGAATTGTATTAGGTTGGAATGTAATATACTTACCGTCTTCAAATTTAGTAGAACTCTTATCGTTGGTGTACATTAAATCACCTTGTAAGATTTGTTTCATGCCTATCTTTGAAAGATATTTAAATGAGGTAAGGAATTTTTCTTCTAGGTCACCTGTAAGTTCAGGTGCGTCTTTGATTTCTTGTTCTGATTTATAGTGCAGTTGTTTCTTGGTGAATAAAGATTTCTTTGCAACAAAGAACTCACCTGATTCAGGGTGAGGGCCTGCCCATATAGCAGGTGCACCGTCCCACTTAACTGTCATGTTAACACGTGAACTACTATTACCTTTAAGCATTTTGCGTAGTTCTATTAAGAAGTATATAGCAGACCTTCCGCCATCAATACCGTTATTGATAATCTCGTCTTCTAAATGTTCTAAGTGTAAGTTTTTAACTGCCATAATAGTAGAATATCACCTTTTCTAGTGTCTGTCTACTATTTATGATTTTTGAAGTGGTGTCGAACTTAGGTGTTCTTCAATTGAAGAAATGGCACCACTGAGGCGTTGCACCTCAATGTCATTCTTATTTTTCCTTGCAAGTCTTAGTTCTTTCTTTAATGAAACTTTCTGTTGTATTAAGTCAATAACCTCTTGCGATTTCAAATTCTTTGCCATAATAATACCATACTGTCTTACTATTTAGGTATTTTTATATCTTAAAGTCCCTGAATTTTTCATTTCTGTCCATTACAGGCGTATCGTCTTCCTGTGCGATTGCACTATCAACGAGTTCTTCCTGTGCTTCTTGTTCACAGT